CAAATGTAAGGACGGCCAACAAATTTCAAGGCATATTCAGAGAGCGTCATTTCTTGATTTTCCTCGACTTTTTGTCACTTTTTAAACATTTTGTATCGTTTCGCGTGAATATCTCGCGCATTTCCTTAATTTCCCTATCGGAAAACATTTTCTTTAGTTCCGGGCAGTTCATTTCGGCTTCCATTCAAAAGAGAAAAGTTTCGCGTTCAAGCTCGTGAGCGCATCATCTTCCCAGTAGGCGTCGTGCCCGAAAAGCCGCACGCTATTGTAGACCAGCGCAGCCTTGAAAGACCCCATGCCAGCCCACAGGAGGCCCGCACGCAGTATCTGGTCGCCTTTCTTGCGGGAAAGCGGGTGTTCCCCGCCAAGCGCGTCGCAGGGCGTGTAGATGGCGTCGTGGACCAGGTAGCAGAGGCTCTTGCGTTCATCGCCTATCTGGTCGATAAACGAGTCGACAGCAACGCCTCCGGAACGGAAGTTCGTGGTGAAGCCGCGCAGGAACTTGAAGAGGAACACGCCCTCGTCAGTCTGCACAGAAACTTTCGTGTCGCACGCAATCTTGTAGAGCCTGTCGCCGATAGGGGTCACGGCAAGAGCCAGCGTGTCTGTTGCTATGCAGTTTACCTTCATTGCTTATCCTCCTTTTTCCCTTCAAGGAAACCACGAATAAACTTTACATCGTCGCGAATGTCTGTAAGTTTCGCCTCCTGTTCACGGAAGCGAAGGTCGCCATCATCAAGCCTTTTTTGCATATCCTTGATTTTCATATAGAGCCAAAAAATGAGAAGCATGGCCGGGTATCCGATAACGCTTCCAAGGTCATTGAATAAAGACACGAGTTCCATTATCCCTCCTACTTGATTGTCGTAACAAACATATAGTCGCAGCCACTAAACAAGCTGCCTTCGATATCGGCTACTTCATACCACCAGAATTCCCAAGTCTTACTGCCATTCGCAGGCACGCTACCCAAGGCAACTTTGTTCAAGTAGCCTACATCCCATTCAGTAGGACTTCCGGACGCTGGCGTTGCAGATTTTTCGCCATCTAGCCATATCACGCCTTTTCGCCAATATCCCGCCGTAGTGGTAGTCGCACGACCGCCACAACACGCGTACACTGTGCCAGACGAAGAGCCGGTATTCGTAATCGTTACCACATACCTGACATACTGCTTCAACTTTCTTCGAATTTCGCCACCGCCTTCAACAGGCCCGCAGTAACCATACGGAGGGAATATCGAGAATCTTTCGTTGCTAGTGATAGCGCCAAAATTCCCACGAATATCTATTCTCGTCGTGTATCCAGCGTTATAAATAATCTCACTAAGGTAAAAAATGGAACCTATTGAGCCGGAGTCAAACAAACCGCCAAAGCAGGAATACTTGGTGTAAGTAAGATCAACAGCAAGCAACCACGAGACGGAATTCGCGCCTAATTTTTGCGAAAGCGCAGTCGCGATATTTCCCGTCAGGCTGTAATCGTCAGCGACTTTGGCATGCTGCACATCAAGCGTCAAAGACGACCACCCGGAACTCGTGCAGACTTTCTGTTCGACCTGCCCAACCTGACCCGCAGAATGCGGGCAGGAACGTTCGAAGATGAACTCCGTGGGAGTGCTTCCGGAAAGTTTCACGGAAACAAGGCTGAACAACGTTGTATAGTTGTTACTGCCTACAGTTTCGCTACTGACCGCGACCAAGTTCTTTGTCATTCCATACAAAGCCTTCAAGTCGTTGAAGCTGGTCGTGCCGACAATGATTTCAACATTGTCAACAATTATCCAACTTCCCCACTGGCCGCTGCCGGATCCGCCACGATATCTCTTGTATAGGTGATTCGCAGAGATTGCGAACTGAACGACCGCTCCATTCACCTCGCACACATAGCACACGCAGTTGCCTGTCGACGGCGAGTGCTGCACATTACTAGCCTGCGAGGCAACCTGGTAAAGCCCGGTATTTGTCAGGTCGTTCCAATCTGCGAGATTTGTTATCGGGTAAATCTGCAGAGCCGTAGACGCTTTCTTCTGGAATTCGCCGCTCGTTGTCCAGTAGATGTCGTCGCCAGCGTTGACTGCAAACGTCGTGTAGGATTGCGTGCGGTCGTTATTCCTGTAATACGCGACGTTGCCAGCCTCGGTAATAGATACCCAGTCGCCCTTCTTGAAGTCGTTGCCGTTCTGGTAATACTGCACGCCGATAGGAGTCCAGGAACCGAGAAAGCCGCCGATATCGCCAGACATCGCGTTCGAAATCTTCGCCTCGACGGCAGCCCTGGTCGGCACATTGGTGTCATCAGAAGTCCACGACGAAGACTCGCTGGAACTGGCTACGCGGTCGGTACTGAAAATCGGAGTCTCGGTAACGGCCGAGAAAGACGAAGCCGTGCTGTAAAAACGTTTTTCGTAAACAACGCCGCCAAACACGCCAGCGAAGACAAGCGACACATCGGGAGGCACACCAAAAGAAACGGATGTCCCTTGGTATTGGAGCTTTGCAGCGCCATTGCCGACTGTATGGTAGCAGAAAGGTATGTTTCCGGCAGAAATTATCGCCGTAATATCAGAATACGACGTATAGTTTGTAACGTCGACCTGCTCTGCTTTGTCGGCAAGAAAACCATCGACTTCTGTTTCGGTATAGTAGCGATCATCGTGCGTGTGCCCGGTATCGCTCTTGCCCGCAAGCGCATTGGTAATAGACTGACGGGTCATCGTGCCGTCGGTACTGTTTCCGGTAGACGTGTAAACCTTCGTGATACCGGAAACCGACGCGGAACCCGTAGGAAGATTTCTTCGTTCCGGAACAATCTCGCCGTTCTCGTTTTGCGTTATCGCAGATATAAAAGAAGTCGCGGTTGTAGTTCCGCTCGATGGAACGGATGGATCTGCAACCGCCTTCTGGACAATCTTGTAGTCGACTTTATCGGCATCGGCTCCTAGCGAGGTCAAAGCCGACTCAAGCGCCTCGACACGGGCGTTCAGGTCGACAAGGGATTCTGCGGACACTTCCGTATCCTGCACGGCCTGCGTGTTGTCACGCTTTCCGGTCAGGGCATACTTAATCCAGGAGAATATCGCATTCCATCCGGACGAATTCGTGAGTTTTCCATTGTGAGCCATCAGCTGACATCCTTCACCGCTTCGCCCATAGTGATGCTAATCTTCAGGTCGCCTGCCTGGTCGCCGTTACCGGCCGTAACAGACGCAACGTAGTCGTCCTTGGTCACACTCAAAGTCGCGTCGTGTTTCGTGGCCACGAGAGCCTTTATCCAGGAGAAAATCGCGGTCCAGCCGGAGCTCGTTGTAAGTTTACCAGTATGTGCCATTTTCGCATCTCCTTAGGTTGGAATGATCGGTGTGTCGGGAGCGTTATCCCAGAGGGTCTTGAGGCTTGCAACGTCCCAGTCGGTAAGGTCGCTATCGAGAACGAGGTCAGAAATCTTCTTGCCGCCATCAGCGAGGTTTCCATTCGCATCGAGTGTCGCGATGTTGCCGGTCGCGGCAGGAACTTTCTTGTCGGCTTTCTTGTCGAGTTCAGTTCTCGCGGCTTTTTCGGTAGGCACCTTCGCATCGCTTGCGCTACTCGCCGCAGCGATAGTCGTCGTTCTCGCGGAGTCCATCAAGACAGCCTTCCAGTCAGTCGCTGCGGAATTCCCCTTCGCGACATAGAGCACGCTATTCGTAGTGTCGATGTAGAACTGGCCCGCAAAATCAGGGGTCGTGGCCGGAGCGCCGGATCCAAACAGCACAGTGGAAGCGCCAGCAATCATCGGGAACTCTACAAGGTCAATAGTTTCCGCGACTATATTGCCATAGTCTTCTGTTCCGGCGTTTTCAAGCGCCTCAAGCCTTGCGTTCAGGTCAACAAGCGCTTCAGCCGTCACCTGTGCATGGTCGGTATCCGTGGAACTTATTTGCGAAATCGCAGTGCGTACAAGGTCGATGAGTTTATTCATCGCCACTGTCTTGAAGTATGCCATCAGGCCACCCTCCTTAAATTGCGTTTAAACTTTTCTCGTATGATAAAACTCTGCTTTCCGGGTTTCAATTCAAGGAACTTGCCGAGTCTACGGCTTACGCATTCCTGGAGTCTCGAAACAACCTTGAAAGATGTCTTTCCGGAAAATATGCCGAGCGTAGAGTTTACGGACGCCAGCACATTCGGCAACACGTATTTCAACGGGCCGCATACGCATGCGGTAGAGAACCGGTAAAACGCGCTTTTCGTCGTCTTGTTCGAGGTGTATATCCTGTCGAACTTTAGCATCGAGCCGAGACACATTATTCCCTTGCTGTAGTGCTGGCAGTAGAATTTCTTTTCGTTCAGTCGGACCTTCAGCGCGGCAAGGCGTTTGCGCAGTTCAGGGATAATCGCAAGCGCTTTCGACTTGTCTGCAGTGACGATATAGATGTCATCGACAAACACGACTACGCGCATAAAATCGTGCGATTGCAGCCACTTGACGACATCGTTGATATACAGGCCCATCGCGTTCTGCCAGCAGAGAAATCCTATCGCGCCGCCAGTTCCCGTAGGTTTGTTGAACAGCGACTTTTCCGGGGTAATCACATCCCAATTTGAACGCGGAACAAATACGCTGCAATGACGCGCCGGGTCGGCACGCATGCAGACTTCCATCATATACTTCAGGTCGTCCTTGTCGTCGCCATCGTAATAACGCTCGATGAGGTCGAGTTGTTGCGCAAGCGCGATCTCGACATCGGCGTTCGGGAAATATCCCTTGAGGTCGATGTGGATACACCAGGCATCCTTCGTGTAGTTGCAGGAAAGTTCGCGGACATCATCACGAAAAGTCTTGATTGCAGCATGCAAGCCCTTTCCCTTCCGGTTATTGAAACTCCGGTCGGAAAGGACACTCTCGTATATCGGACGCATGCGCCAGTCAATATAGTGATGGATGATTCGCGTTTCCATTACCGTCGCGAAGATTTCACGAGGCTTCGGACGCCTGACTACAAAGGCATAGTTGGAATACGCCGTGAAGGTCCGCTCGTTGACAGACCTCCACAACTGCAGAAGACCGGCCTTGAAATCCATCTCAAAGCGAACGGCGTCACGAGACCTGCGCTTGTTTGCACGGGCCTTGTAGTAAACCGTAACCATGTCTTCTAACTTTACCATAAGCGCACTCCAACGGAAAACAAAGCATCAAGTTCGCGACCGCGACCGCCCTATTGTTGTTATTGAAGTTGTTGTTGTTGAAGTTGCCCGTATTATTCAATATCCATGCGTTATTGTTGTTATAACGCGCGGGAACCCAACGAGCCACAGCCAACGAGCGGGCGAGTCTACAAGGCGCACTGCCAAAACTGGATTATATGAATCCGTCGCCTCCTCTTGAACTTTCCTTGTTTTCGGGAACGTCGCCATCGTTTGACGCGGCGTTCGACCTAGCCTTCCTAGAACTTTTCCTCCATTTATCCATGTTGCTCCTGATCCTGACTAGATATTCCAGGATAGAAGCAGTCTGCTTTTCGTTAATTATCTTTTTCGATGACGCAAGGTCAATCAGTTCCTCAAAACGGTAGAACTCGAAAAGAAACAGGTCGATTTCCTTGAGGCGTTCTTCGCGGAACTTGTAGGCCTTGCGGAAATGCGTAATCAGAGCCAAGGAAATAGGAATCAGCAAATCGTTAAACAGGTATACCCTGTCGCGGCGCGGCACCTTCCACCGGATGTCGTAGATACGCCCGAGAAGCATCTTGCAGTCGACATAGATGTTCGGCTGCGTTGCGAGCTTTTCTTTTGCCTGCTGGTCCATGAGTTCCCTTTATTAGGCGCGGCTTTAAAGGCCGCGCCAAGGTTGAAATTAGAGTTCCAAGAGCGCGACCGCGACCGCCCTATGGTCGTTATGGAAGGAGTAGCTGGTGAAGTAGCCCGTATAATTCAATACCCATGCGTTATAGTAGGTATAACGCGCGGGAACCCAACGAGCCACAGCCAACGAGCGGGCGTCAGCGCTTGCGCCGAGCAGGCCGAGCGTCTTTTGGACCTGCGTGCCGCTTGCGGACGTACTCCACGAGCCGAATATCTTCTTCATCTCGACGATATCGGGCATATACCAGTCGCCGTAGGCAAGGCCGGCAGAAGCCGGAAGGCTGTTCCTGGTGGGCGTCTTTGCGGCCCATGCAGCGGCCTTGAAGGAGTCGCCGAGAGTGCCGGACTTGTTCTTGTGCTGGAAAGCAGCCATGCGCATCGTAAGGCTCTTGCCGGTGCCGTACATGTTCCAGGCGTTGCCATTTCGAGTCGGCCACACCATCATGATAGACTCCATGTACTTGCGCCATCCCGTCTCACCCTCGCCATATTTTGCGCGGAGATTAGAGCAATACTGGCTGTCTCGGTAGGTTGCGAGGTTCATGATTTCGGAACCGCTATCGACAGGAACCTGCGCAGTCGGAGTGCTAGTACCGGCATTCGAGCTGTAATACTCGATAAGTCGGTCGTAGTTGCATCCAGGTCTAGTTCCTTTACCGCCATTTTCGCGTAATACAGACTGATAGTTAGTAGTCTGACCCACAAGGTTCCAGGCATACATAGCACCAGAAACTCCGGTCGGAGAAGAAGACTTGACTATGGAATTCGAGCGTTCCCAGCGAGACATCGTGTCAGAAATAACGACACATACGCTGGAGCCATCTTCCCGGGTCAAGAGTTCGGCATGCCAGTTGTAGCCATTCGGATCGTGACCCGATCCGCGCAGCCATTCGTCAAGTTCCTCGGTAAAATCGGCAAGAGATGTCGCAGTAGTGGTAAACGTCCCGACTTCCGCATTCGCGGAGCCGTTGAACTGCTGGAAAGTAATCGTCTGCGTTCCGGAAAGAGCCATCCCGAGAATGCCGTGAATCCAGCCCTGCGTAAACGTCATCGTTCCGCTGTCGTGGTGGTCGAGGATATACACCTTACCACCTTCCCTGCAGGCAACAACGCCGGCAGCTTTCCACCCGGAAGGGATTGACGTAGTCGTAAGCGAACTACCAGCAATAAAGTGCTTGCCGCCATCAGAATCAAGATAAAGCGCATCGCCGACCATCGGGTTCGACTGCGGGCGCTCCACATTTACACCACCGTAGACAATGTGCTTCGGAGACTCGATGAGAGAGACTTCGGCGTGCCCCGGACGCGTATCGGCGTCATACGCACTCTGGTTAGCATATTTATTCAACCATTCAGCCATATAATACTCCTTTTATGTCGACGGGGTCCAGGCATCCCAGGCCGCCTGCACATCGCTTGCAGTGATTTCGTTGTCAAGGTCGTTCACTTTCGCCTTGTCGGCCGCACTCATGAGACCCGCATTACCCGCGACACCTGTTCCGCTAGGCGAAGCGAGCGGAAGCGTCTTGATGGTGACGGTGATATCGCCGTTTGCGTCCTGGACAACGGAAGAAACGAACGTAAAGTCTGTACTCGTTCCTCCGTCAACGAAATCGGACGGCGTGACGGCGGGCTGGATCTGCTTGAATTCACCATCAAGAGAATACCAACCGTGAACAGACCCGGAAACATGGTATTTGAGGTCCATGCCGACACGAGCCTGAATGCCTCCGGACGGGTAACTGTCAGTAATGACGGTAGCCGTGCCGCCAGCAACGACGTGAACCGTGGAGCCGACGGGAATATCGGTAAGCGCGTTAATTTCGTCAACCGTCTTCGGACCATAGGGAACGCCGAGAGCCGCAAGCGCATTATCGATCGCGTTGCGAACACCGCCGCTTGTGATAAGTTTCGTATCACCCGCCACGGCGTTGTTGGTCATTGCGCTCGACGAAATCCTTGTCAGCGTAACAGCACCGACTTTAAGGTGCGATTCGCCAACGGTATCAGCCTGCAGAGTAACGCCGAACGTAAGGCCAGCACCATCGGCGAAGTCGGTAGTTCCCTGACCCACAACATCGCCAGTAATGGCGATTGTCTGCGTATTCCAAAGGCCCGCAGCATATATCGTGCGGGTAGTTGTACCGAGGACGGTCGTGCCGTCGGTATCGTAAATCGTAATAGTTATTCGCCTGGTGGCATCGTTTGGTCTAGCCATTGACTACCATCCTTCCTTTCGTGAATACAAGTTCGTCAGAATCAAATTCTACATCGAGAGCACGCTGATTTATTTCAGCCTGCAGAGCTGCATCGGCGGCTTCTCGCTGCAACTTTTCAGTAGCATCCGCGGCTTCGCGCTGGACCTTTTCGGCGGCGACAGCCTCGTTTATTGCGGCCGTGAGCGCAGCGACTGCGGCGTTCAACTGCTCGACGGTAGCGTATCCGGTGAGGTCCAGGTGGAAAATCCTGGACCACGTATCGCCCGCCCACATCACGAGGTCGCCAGCGGTTACGGCAAGTGGTTCGCCCTCCGGGTTCACGAGAAGCCCGGAGTCCTTGACAGCCCAGATGTCGCCATCTTCGCGCTGGTCGAGCGGCATGGCGTTCAGTTCCGCAACGGTCGCGGAGCCCTTGATGTCGAAAACGAGGCCATCGCGAATAGCCTTCGCTATCGCCTCGGCGACGTTGCCCATCGACCAGTCGCGGGCTTCGGCATCGCTCATGCTGGCAGGCGGGCTGATATTCTTCTGGCCTGCTTCCTGGAGGTCTGCCGTCAACTGCTCTACAAGTTGATCGTAGGTCACGGAGAGCCTCCGGCGTCACCGACAGCGAGCAGCATGCCACAATCCTGGTTAGACGAATTCTTCTTCTTCATGAACACGAACGGCGTGCCGCTGTTGACCGTCTTCACCCTCGCGGAATAATCCATATCACGCCAGGAAATGACATAGGATGCCCCACTAGGCGCATTGTAAAACACCGCAATAGCGCCGTCAGGCAATTCGTCCATTTCGACAATAGGATATATCGTATCTGCAGCACGCTTGAAATACGCATTCTCACCCGGAATCCAGGAACCATTTACAAAACCGGTAATCGTTCCCTTGAACAGCCCGGAAAGGACGCTACCCAGCGAAATCTCGCCGTTTGCGGTTCGAGCATTAATCTGGTCTGCCCTGATAAGCGGGAAATTCGCATTTTCGCCAGTGCGGCCGGAAATACTTCCGGAAAATCCACCTTCGGAACGGACGGTGCTGTTGACGCTCAAAGCGCCAGCAATTTCTACAGCCAGATCAAAAATGGCGTTACCATTGACGTGAAGCAAATTCTTGACAATGGCGTTTTTCGCGAATTCAATAATCTCGTTTACAGTAACGACAATATTGTTCTCAACAATCTTCGTGCCGATTTGCGCGGTTTTCTGACCACGGATAAACTTGACAAATTCTGCGTGGAGTTCAGCAGCGACATCGCCAGTCGCAGCGACACCAAGTTTGTCATGATTCAGCGTAGCAGAAGAATTCGCACCGCTGCCAGACCCATGCACCGTAGAATCGCCAATCGATATGCCCGCAGCAAACACAGCAATCAACGCCTTCCAAAGTTGCTCCGAGTCATCCCCATCGAGCGTCAATCCGGCCGTCTCGATAAAGTTTGCAAGCTCTTCCTGGACGGCATTGCACCATTCAGCATTAAACTTTGTCCCGCGTTGCACACCCGGAACACCGTTCTTGAATACTCCATCAGGTTCAGTCGAAATTCGTTGCATCACGAACCTCCATAGACAAAAAGCATTTTTACATGCGCCGGACTTATGCTTGTAAGCACGGCCTCGTAGTTAGAATCGCCAAAGTCCATCAGCCTCGAATTGCAGTCGCAGGCAAGTTCGTCTTCGGCACTGTAACCGCCACTGCACCTGGCGTAGGTAAGATTTATCACGCCAATGTCAGACCGCACAATTACAAAAAAGTTCGGGTCCTGGTCTCCAAAGTCTATACCATCAAACGCACTGCGTTCATCTTCTTTCCAATATTCCAAGACATCGACTTCAAGGCCGAACAGTTCAGCGATGGACTTGATGTAATCCTTGCTGCAGCCACCCATCTTGCGGGCGATACGGATGATTTCACTCTTACGCAGCGCATCGCCATCGAACGCAAGCCCTTTTTTCGGGAGACCAAGTTCGCGTTCCCAATCAGTCAATGACGTTGTCGTGTATGGCGACATCTCGCGGACAAGGTTGCAAAGCATCTGGTAAACGGCAGAAAAACCGCTAGAAAAAGCGGTAAACAGTTTCCACCAGTTTCCAGCAATCCCCAAGAACCACGCAAAACCGCGAGGCATCAGCCCGACTTGTGCGTGGCGAAAATCATCTTCGGTTCTCTTGGGGAGTTGCCAGGTATCCATCGCTACTCACTCCAATTCTCAAGAACAATATCTGCGTCGTCTACTTTCGCAATTTCAGCAATCCAGTTTTCCGGATCTGCATCGGAAGTATCGACGGCGAATTCAAGCGATGTCACGGAATACCCGTCTTTAGTCGCGGACGTAATCGAGAATCGGTTCGCAGTCGAGTTCGATTGGATATCTACGGACATCTGCGCAAGGTCAACCGTTTTCCCAGGGCCAATTCCGCGCAGATACTGCTTGATAGACGAGACGACGCTTTCCTTTACCGACTCGTTCATCGGGTCAAGGCGTGCAGATATTCCAACATTTACGGCCGTAACGCCAAGAACACGAACGTCCGCAGTAATCGGCCTGCGCGAGTCGTCGTTAATGTAGTCGGAAACTTCCGCAACCTGGTCAGCGCTCACGCTCAAGTCATTCGCGGAATAGTTTGCAAGCGCAATCGTAACGGAGTTCGAGTTCGGGGTATTCGCGAAAACATACGCGTCGCTTACATATGCGAAACTCATAGCCCACTGCCAGTAGTCGTTTGCGGCACCGCCATGCGGAGGGTTCTGGATGCGGTTGATAAGTCTTGCGCGGTATTCTTCCGCAAGTTCGCCCCACACCTGAACTTCGCCATCGACTTCTACGCCTTCCAATTTGCCGCCGACAATACCTGCAGAAACAATGGACTCGACGCCTTCCACATCGGAATCGCGAAATTCAAGTTCAGCACCAGCCAGGACATCAGAATCTGCACCGTAATGGATTGCGGCGACCGGCACAAACAGGTTCGAAGCCGACACAGTAGTGGTCGTAATCACCTCGTATTCCTTTTTCGTCACCGGGTCGATAAGCGCAGTTCCCTGTTCAATCTCGACAGACTCCGTGCCGTCGGCAAGCGTCACTTCGGCTTTTCCGGAAGCATTCGCCGGAGCCTTGTGCGGGATCCCGTATTCAGCGCCGAAACCGTCAAGCGCAGAAACATCGCAAGTCGTCACGAACCTGTTTTTCCATATCCTTTTCGCGATTAGCGTCATCATGTAGAGCATCGCGCCAATCACGTGCGCAAGCACCTTCAGCACGCCCTTGCGGAGCGTGCTGGACTGGCCGTAAAACTGGACGGCCATCGCATTCTCGACAATACGGACAAGGTCCTGCAAACTCTTAAATTCCATTGGTAGCCTTCCACTTGATTTCGTAAAGCAGCGCGACATTCTCGCTGTCAGGCTGTTCAATAGTGATTTCAATCGACATCGTTTCCTTGTCGACAATTTCGGCCTTGCACTTCACGGATTTCGCCACGCCGTCCTTGACCATCCACGAAAGAGCCTCGACGACAAGCGTCTCGACCTGGCGTGCCGTAGCGTCGGTAAGTTTTCCGGGAAACGCTTCGTAAAGGTATCCGCCGAGCGTTCCTTTTTCATCAAGGGCGTCACCCCACCAACCGCCGACAACCGGCGAAAGGTTCGCCACCTTGCCAAGATTGCGCTCGCGGGCATACGTCCCGATGGATATGATGACGACGTTTTCGAGGCTGTCGGTAGTAAGCAAATCGTGGTCGGCCTCGCTGAAAGCGAGGTCGAAACAGCCATCTTCTCTGCGATGTAAAGCAAGGTCGCTCACACTACAAAAATAAACGACCTATAACATGTTAAGGCCGTTTTTGGAACATCTTTTTTAGGGCCCAGGAATGGACGGAGTTGTCGGGCCCATAGCGGAACCGTGCTTGTGTGTGCTCAAATTGTAGGCGGCGGCATTGACGAACGTTCCGGCCGCATCGACACACTTTGCCGCGACCTCATCGGTTGCAAAAACATGGCCCCTTACATCAAGCGCACCTTCGATCAGGAAAGATTTTCCGTTGGTAGGCTTCGCGACAATCGAGCCGTCCTTTTTGAGCCAAATATATTGACCGTAAGGTGAATGGACCGCGACTTCTCCCTCTTCAAGTTTTTCCGGAAAGTCGCTGTGCGTAGCCACGACAACGCCGTTCTCGCGTGATCCGCCGATAAATAGCGCAATACCGTCCACCTCACCCTTCGGGCGGCTTGAAAAACCGTATTGCTGAACAAACTCTACGCCGCGCCGTTTTTCGCCAGCAATGAGTTCCACATCGGTTTCCAACTCGCCAGACACATACTTGCTGGCGATAACAGTGCAGCGGCCTACAATCAGGCGCAGGCGGCTCAAGATAGGGTCAAGAACATTGCCTAGATTCATTTGCCACTCACCGCCTTCTTCACGGATGCCCACGGGTCAGACTTCGCACCCTTCTTGGCCTTTTTCTTTTTCGACTCGGGCTGCGGAGCATACACGTCAGGAGAGACTAGCGTCAGATTCGCTACCGAGCCGGAAGAGCCCCAGGAATATTCTACCGACGAAACGAGAAGGTCGACAGGCGTCTCGACAAAAGCCTCCGGCGCGAACAGCGAACAGACGACACCGGGAGCCCAAAGACCTCCGGAATGTGACCAGCCGCTCACGCTCGCGCTGAACTTCATCGACTTCGCCTTGCGCACCTTGCACTCCCAATCCGCTCGGGCCTGCACCTGTTCCTTGTCGACAGAATTCGAGTCCACAATGACCATCGGACGTGTCCGGACCACGTCGGAATCGGACGCCTCGCCGACGACCTTCTTGCGGCCGGTTCCGTAAACCGAATACTTCGAGAAACGGTCGACAAGCGAGAACTCGACGCTTGCCGAAAGCAGGTTTTCGCCCTGCTTCAACGCGGGCCCACGCACACATGATTCAGGCTTCAGCAGGTAAACCCCGCCAAGCCCATCGGAGCACGGCAAGATACCGCGTTCCTTGCAAAGTTTCGCGATGGTATCAAGCGCTTTCGCGCCTGGCTCCACGGCAAAGCGCGGAAACGCCTTGCCGACATCCACATCCATCTTGTTCGAGAACTTGAGCCCGAAAGACTTGCAGATGCTGTCGATTATCTCGGCCATCGTCTTGTCTTTCCATTCAAGCGGACTTTCGATGCCGCAGTCGGCGATGTCGGCTGTCTTTTCTGACCCGGTAACACTTATGGCATGGCTGCCCGCAGAAAAACTCGCCTTCAGGTCGTCGACGTAGCCGTTGATGACCTTCACACCATCCACAGCGACCGTCACTGCATCGCCAGGAAAAAGGCGGACGCGGTCGCCGTCACTGGAACGCGCGACCAGCGTGAGCGAGAAAGTCGCGGCAATCCGATC